CGCAGAAGGCGTAAACCATGCTGGTGTTATAGCCGCTGTCTATTGCGACAACTTCCGGCGCCCAGAACCGCAATTCTCCGTCGAGTTGCATCCACACGTCAGGCTGTGCCGTGTCGCCGGGAATGATGATGTGATCCATGGTCCACGCCTCTTCGCCGTCTCCCCAATCGACCACGGTGACCTCAATCCGGTCCTTCTGTACGTCGACGCCTGCGGTGCGGGCAAGCGCTTTTGGCTTTTCGTCGTATTCTTCGAGCCTGGTTATCAGGCCGGTAGCGTCTATCTGGTCGCCGCGCTCTTCCCAGACTTCACCGAGGTGGGTATTCACGAACGTGCGCAACGTTGATGTTGATTTGACTGCGGTCAGCCACTCCTTGACTAGATCAGACCATGATGGACCGAGGCCAATTGGGGCATAGAGGGCGCTGATGTGATAGCCCCGCGTGCTGCGCTCCGGGTTTCCGGATATCCAACGGCCCGCTGAAAGCATCGCCGGCTTGTTGTGTTCGTAGATTTCGCCATTGCAGGCGATGCACACATAATAGGCTTCGAGGTTTTCGCCTTCGCCTCGCCATTTGATGCCGTGCGCCGCGTCGCTGCCGCCCCATTCAAGTGCCTGTGTTTCTCCGCATCGTGGGCACGGCACAAAATAGCGCCGCTGGTCCGACTCCAGATATCCGCGCTCGATCAGGCTTTCGTCTTTAACGGTCGGAGTGCTGATATAGAGCCGCTTCGGCCGGGCGAATGACTTGGTACGACCTTTCGCAAGGGATACTGGGTCGCCTTCCTCGCCAACCTCTCCGGGGAAGCGGTCCAGGTCATCCATGATAAGGTAACGGACGGAGCGCTGTGCGTAGCTGTTCGGCGAGTTGCCGCCTGACAAAAACAGAACGCCGCCGGGGAAATCGATCATGTCCTTCGAGTTGGCCGAATCACGAGAGCGCTGGCCGCCAAGCAAGTCACGGATAACCGGCGTCTCCAGCAGCAGCGGGTTCAGCTTCTGAGCTTTCCATGCGTCGCGGGCGTCAAGTGTCGGCATGAGTACCATCACCGGAGCGGGTGCGTGATCGAAGGTGTAGCCGAGGAAATTGACGGTGGCCTCGGTGACGCCGACCTGCGAGGACTTCATCACCCAGATATCGGTTACGCGGCTGGAAGCCGACAGGCAATCCATGATTTCGCGCAGAATCGGGTTGCGGGAAGTGCGCCAGCGGCCACGTTCTCCGGCCTGCTTTCCTGACAAGACACGGTGATCATCGGCCCACTGGCTAACAGTCAGGGCGCGGCGAGGGCGGGCAGCGCTCCAGAAGGTGTCTAGGCAGTGGGCTAGTTTTGCGGTCATTCGTCGGGGTTGACCGCAGCATTCTGGAGCGTGTCGGTCGGTACTGCCCCGCCCAGTTCAGAGGGGCACTCTGAATCCTGCTTTTTGACACGCTTTGGGTAAGGTTGAGCCAATGGAGCAATGCGCTTTCGCATTTCATCATCCAGTGGCATTAGATAGCGGTGTTTTCCTTGCCTATTAACCGCAGTGCACTGATCATAACGCCAACATTTTCTATAAACACCTTGAACCTTTTTTTTTCCGTCTTTGCTAACCATTCGGCCATGCCACTGTTTTCCGTCTGGCGCTAGATATTCGACTGTTGGCGGTTGTTTGCCCGTATAAATCCAATTCCCTGCCTGATAAATTCCGCCGTGATGTCCGTGCGATGGGTCAGCAAAGGAAACAATTAAACGCAGAAACGGAGAGTTTTGTTTTAGAAACGCTATGGCAATTTTAACAACTCTGGAAACAGCAGACAAATGACTAGTTAACGCAATGCGTGTTAATTCACATCCTTCAGTCTGCAACAGTCCAAACGGCTTTAATAAATTATTGTTTGCGCCGCGAGAAAACAAAACCACCCCAATATATTTTCCATGTTCCCACACCCCAATTTTCACCAAAGGCGGAACCGGAACACTGTTACTGTAGTGCCAGTTGACACAAGCATATTTAGCTGCTTCGTGCGTTGCCCAATCAACCTTTAGAACTGGCTTGTTCACTGCTGATCTCTTGCGTTAAATGATTCACCGCAGTGCGGACATTCAACAATCTGCGGTGCAAGTTCGTCGAGTTTTCCTTGTTCCGCTTCCGTTCCCGGCTCGAAATTAACGCCATTGATCAATCTCGATAAGTCCTCTTCTGCGAACCCAATCAGCGATAAATCAAAATCCTCGCCGCGCAACTCCTCAATCTCCAGCGCCAGCATTTCCTCATCCCACCCCGCATTCAGCGCCAGCTTGTTATCCGCGATGATGTAAGCCCGCTTCTGGTTTTCCGTCAGGTGATCCAGCCGAATGCACGGCACTAACTTCATGCCGAGCTTCCGCGCCCCAAGTACCCGGCCATGCCCGGCGATGATCCCGTCTTGGTTGTCGATCAGGACCGGGTTGGTAAAGCCGAATTCACGGATTGACGCCGCGATCTGCGCTATTTGCTCATCAGAGTGCGTCCGGCTGTTTCTGGCGTATGGGATCAGCAGGTCAACGGCAATCGTTTCAATGTTCATGGCTATCCTCTGGTAATCGTTTTCTTCTGCCGCTCAATTGCCAGCCCGATATCTTCCAGTACAGCGCGGCAGGCGTCTGTAAGCATGGCATGAATCTCATGGATGTCCGTCTCGGCACACAGTACGGGAGCGTTTTGATCGGGAAAAGAGTCCATAAGGGAGCGAACCGTCGCGCCGATGAATCGCAGGCAGGCGTCGACGTCCTCCCGCTCGATCAAATTGCCGATCATCGTCTCGTATTGGGCCTTGGCGGTGAGCGCTGCGTATTTTTCCCGGACGGCACGGGCCGTCTGATAGCTGGCGCCGACGCTCTTGAATTCTCCGTCTGTCGAAGCAGATGATTTCTTTTCATTTCGCTCAACAGCGTTACGCATTGCAACATCGGGCCGTCCTCCTTCGGTTTCATTCATGAGGGCGATGGATTCTTTGACCTTTACCAACGCGCCCCGGCCCTCTCCATCAAGCACGATGCGCCCAGCCTTGCTCAGCGCGGTTATGTAGGACGGGGCGAGGCCGAGCAAGCGGGCAAACTCGCCTTTCTTCATCGTGGCTGGATCGGTGGTATTTATCGTCGTTGTTTTTTCGTCATACAAGTGTGAAAAGATAGGCCCCAGCCTTTGTCATCTGGCGGTTGCCAGTGCGTTGGCCAGGGCGAACTTGAATTCCTGATCGAAAATCTTCTGCGCCCGCCGCGCGTTATCCCCATAAAAGTTATAAATGGCCCTGTATTGAGGCTGAGAGACGAACATCAATACCGGCTTTATGTCGCTTTTTCCATTTCTCTGCCATATCCCGGGAAACAATCCAAGCTCCCTAGATGCGACAGGGACGACGAAATAATCAGAATTTCTCTTTGCGAGATTTGCCCGCGTTTTGTCGGTAGCGTTTTTCCTCTTGCTGTTGAGGCTGGTATTTCCGAAGGTGCGGAAATAGCTGAGAATTTGAACGATCTGGCCCCGGCTCATGTTTCCATAGGCGTCAAGCCGTGCCTCAGCGCCAGGAACGGTGTATTTCCCGGACGGAAGAAATCCAGCGGCGCGCAGCATCTTCTCGGAGTTCTTGTAAACGCGCGGTCTTCTGCCGCTTGAACCAATGTTCGGGGCAAGATATGTGGCAACGCGGTCCTTTATTCCAACGACAGCCTCCAAATTTGCCGGAGTAGCCCGCTTCATGTAGGTGCCCTTGGTTGTCTCCGGCTTTGGGCGGTCAAATGTGTCTGGAATGTCGCGCTGAATGTCTTTCTCAAGTTGCTGCGCCGTACGCGTCAATGAGACGGCGGTTGAAAAAATAACCTGCTTCCCCATTCCTGAAAAATGGGCAGAGATAACATCAAAGCCTTTTGCGTCCACGTTTATCTGCACTTTTCCACCTACTGCGCCCGCATTAAATCGTTATCCGGAATTAACTCAGACATGAAAACAAATTGATTAATTCCGAGTTCACCATGTCAAACCGCCGTCTCATTGACGCGTACGGCGCAGCAACTTGAGAAAGACATTCAGCGCGACATTCCAGACACATTTGACCGCCCAAAGCCGGAG